TTATGTGTTTTACCATAACGATATGTATATTCGCGCATGAGAGCATACATGTGATCTACAAGCCAATCATAATTTTGAATTGACGTTCGACACCAAACTGCTGAAGGATGATTCATATGAGTTGCTTGGTACATGATATTTTCACGACCATCAGGAAGAATCCATGTTTTCTTTTTACGATATCTTGCTGGAAAAGAACCTGTTACATATTTTTCAACAATTTTTTCTTCACCATCTAATACTCGATGTGCTGTCGAGAGCAACTGGGCGCTCTCGAGAATCATTTTAACAACATGTTTATCTACAAGTGCTTGAGCAGCATTGACAGGGTCAAGATCAACATAAAAGATGTTCATTTTTTCCACTCTTTCCTGATAACTTCAGGTATACTATATAATCCAATCATGGAAATCAAGTCACTCCTACCTGATCTGGAATATATTTTATATAAGGAATCTGTTGCTTTTTTAACTTTAGCATTAAAATCAATAACCGATTCACAATAATCTACCAATTTAACTCTATCAACTAATAAAAATGAATCGTTTGTTTCAAAAGCAATAAGTTTTGCTTTACCATAAATCCATCCTGGATTTCCTTTTACATTTTTAAATTCAACATACGTATATGTATCTTGTGAACTATCATCTGATCTAGATATTTTTTTCATAGCTTTAACATCTACAGAAAGTTCTATATTTTCTTTTGTTAAAAAAATATCTATGTGATCATAAATATCTTCTTTTCTAGAAGCTTTTCGAGTTACGAAACCTTTATTTTCTGCCATTTGTTTAAACAGTTCAAAAGCTTCTTGCCCTACGAGAAATTGTTCTCTAAACCAAAAACTCACTTGCTTTTCCACTTCTTAAAAGCAAGTTCTTTATGATAACGGTTGGCTCTGTTAAAAAATACAAGCCCGTTCAAATGATCCATTTCGTGTTGAAAAACACGAGCAGTCATACCAGTAAATTGTTTGGTGATAGTATCACCGTTTGGTAATTGAAAACGAACACGGATATGTTGTGGACGTTTAATTTTAACTAGCAACCCAGGATAAGTTAAACAACCTTCTTCAAGAACAACTTCCATTTCAGAAGGTTGTACGATCCTAGGGTTAAAACAAACAAAGTTTTCAGGCTGTCCACGCATAGCAAAAATACGATATGGTTCTCCAACTTGATTTGCAGCAAGTCCAAGACCATTGTACTCATACATATCTTTTACTAATTCTTTAGCAAATTCAACAGGTTCAAACGGAGGGTTTAGAAAGTTGAACGGTTGACATGGGGTTGTTAGAACTAGGTTGGTCGCTTCCACCAATTTCATTATGTTTTTCCTTCAAAGAATATGTACCATTTTCATTATCAATCCAAAAAAGTTCAGTGCCTTCAATCCATCCCATTTGAGAAAGAAGTTCTGTTGGAATTGGCATAATAAGTTCACCTGATATAGGATCTGTTTCTAAAGTAACTACCAATGTCGTATAACTCCTGCTACGATAAAAATGTTAGTTATAATATAGCAGAGTACAATAACTGTACGAATAAAAGCAATTATATCTGCTTCTCTGTCATCTTTGACATATTTATCACCAAGCGCCTTAGCCCAGAGTCTCCACATTATACCATCCTAGAAAAGTTTTTATATTTTTCAAACTTTAATACTTTAGAAAACTTATCATAAAGCTGATCAGTTTTATGACTGATAATGAAAGTATTAGTATCTGAAGTTAAATCTTTTATGATTTTAAGAAATTCTTCAGTACCATTGGTATCTAAAGAGCTATCGAAAACTTCATCCATAATTAAAATATTAGTGGCAACAGAGTTCCGAAGTTTAGCAACAGCACGCCAAGTGAAAAGAATAGCAAGATTAATTCGCATCTTTTCTCCTTCTGAAAAAGAAGCATAACTAAACTCATCGCGGAATCTTGACTTGATAGTTTCATTGAACTCTTCATCCAATTCAAATTGAACAAAAAAGTCCATAGAGCTAAGATATTTGCCAATAAGCTTATTGATAATTGGGACATATTGTTTAATAATCCTTGCTTTGATACCAGCATCTTTCAACAGTAAACTAGCGTAATTGAAAACGTTTTTCTGGTCAATAAGAGAATTATAATTTTCAATTATTCCAGCAAGTTCATTTTCAAGATCTCCAATTTTATTATCGCTCGTATCAGATATTTGATTACTTATTTTTTCGATATCGCTTACTAATTTATTTTTATATTCGACGAAAGAATAAAATTCTGTTCTATTTTTATGAATATTAAATTTATTTGTATTAAGATCAGCATGTATTTCAATAATTTCATTTAAACGATTATTAGTCAAATCGTATTGTTCAACGAGTTCTATTAATCCTTGTTCAATAGTATTGACTTCTTTACTCTTTTCAAAAATTGTTTTTGATTTGAATTCAGAATCAATAATTTGTTTACACGTAGGACAACCTTCATGTTTATTTAAAAATTCTATATCTTTATCAAGAACTGCACGTTTAGCTTCAATCTGATGCCTAAGTTGAGATAATTTATTAATTTTTTTAGAAATTGTAATTTCGTCTTGGATAGAATCATTAAGTTTTTTAGTATTATTTTCTAATTCCAAATATACGTCTTGTAGCTTGGAAATCTTTTCTTCAGTTTCTTCAATTAAAATTTTCTTTTCATTGATAATTTCTTCATTATTATTTTGAATTTGAAGTAGATGATGTTTGGTTAATTTTATTTTTTCTTCTACAACTCTTCTGTCTGCATTTGACTTACTTATTTCGCTTGAGTGTTCTGAAATTTTACTTTTTAAAACCGTATTCATGGTAGTAAATATTTCAAGCTCAAGAATATCTTCAATAACTTCACGGCGTTGAGCAGGAGTTAATTGCATAAATGGTATGAAAGAAGCAGAACCAAGAACAACAACTTGACAAAAAGATTTATGGTTAACTTTAAGAATATGTTTTTCTAATATTTCCTGATAATCTTTACTTTCTGCAGTTTGATTCAATAAATTATCATTTTGATAAACTTCAAATACAGTCGGCTTTATTCCTCTTTTAATTAAATAATTATTAACGCCGATAGTAAACTCAATTTCAACAAGCAATCCTTTTTGAGTAATTGAGTTTAATAATTGTGGTTTATTGATTTTGCGAAAAGCTTTACCAAATAAAACAAACGAGAGCGCATCAAGGATAGTAGATTTACCTGCGCCATTTTCGCCTACGATAAGAGTTGTATTTTCTTTATCTAGTTCTATTTCAGTAAAAATGTTACCTGTCGATAACAAATTTTTCCAACGAAGTTTACGGAATATAATCAATCTGTTCACCTATCATTTCAATATCACTATCAGTTTCAATCCATATTCTATTTTCTGGTAAAGTAGGATCGTATAACATACGAGATGGTCCGTGAATAATTACCTGCATACAATAGCGAACTGAATCATTTACAATAACTTTACAAACAGGATTATTTTTATTATCTTTATTGTTGGATAAAATAATATCTCTGTCGATAAAAACAAGATTTTTCATAGTTGTATGTTCTATTTTTTCTTGTATTTTATCAACTGAAAAATCAGTTTTTATAAAGACGATTTTCCAGTCACCATACCTTTCATCTACTTCATAAAAGCTTTTACAAGGTCCATGTACAAAAACGCTTTTACATCCAATTACCTTTCCATTGTCACCTTCTACACAAAAGGCACGACCTTGTAAAGTTGGATCTTCAAAATTCTTATTTACACTTATTCTATTCAACAGACAATGCTTCCTGGTATAGATCTACTATCATTTTTTCTAACTTTAATTTATCTAATTTTTCATCGTTTATTTGACCAATATGCGATTTAAAAATATCAATAGTAGATTCAGCTTCGCTTATGATATTTTCTTCAGATTCTAAACCCAAATTCAAATGATCTTCTACAATTTGCATTTCTAAAACTCCAACCTTTTCAAGTTCTTCTATAAACCTGTCAAACCGATAAGGATCAGTTTTATTTTGTACAACAATTTTTATTATTTTTCCTTTTAACAAATCAAGGTCAAACATTTCTGGTGCTGACGTTAAAGAAGTATCATCGTACCAAAACTTATCAAACATTGTAAACGGATTTTCAATAAAAGTCAACTCCCTCGTTTTCGTATCGAGAATGTGAAACCCTCTTTTGTCATTGTAGTCAGACCAATTGAACTCAGCGTGGCTACCAAGATAATGTATATTACCGCGAGAGCTGCGATGGTGATAATGGCCAGACATAAGAACATCGAAACGACCAAATAAACTGGGATCATCGCCATGTGATACAGGAGATCCACGATACATTTCAAAACCTTGTATTTCCAAGTGCCCCATAACGATTTGGGCTGGGGTGTTTCTGATTGCATGTACGCTTGCCTCTCTATTTTCATCACAAATCCAAGGTAACATTAATACCTTTGTTCCATCAAAATCTGATTCGAATGGAAACTGATCGTATACTCTAAATTTATATTTGCCTACGACGAGTTCGCGGAGCGCATTAATCGTGTTAGTGTTCTTGAAATAAGTATCGTGGTTACCAGCAATCATATGAACATCTAAACCGCGATTTGCAAGCTTATCAAGAAAGTCAATGCGAAGCCGTGTAGCAGTTTGCATGTTAATATACTTACGACGATCTACCAAGTCGCCAAGGTGAATGACAGTACGAATATTGTTATCATCCAAATAAGGAAAAAATACTTCATCAAGAAATATCTTACTATTGTCCATGAAGGCAATATTGTCATTACGGACCCCCCAGTGTGTATCGGTAATTAGTGCAATTTTCAACGGTACATTCTCGTGTTTGGTTTATTAACAAGCTTTTGTGATTTATATTTCATCAATGATTCGTTAATATAAGCAGCTGTAGCTTCTAACCTCAAAACATAATTATTGATTTCATTTTGACGAAGCGTTTTATCGTTAATTTTAGTTACTAAATCAGTAACGTTTACTGGCACTAAATGTTCATTTTTCATTTATAATAACCTCTACATTAGCAAATTTTTCAAGTCCTACTATTTTAGCTGCTTTTTTAGTTTCAGTCAACTTATTTTCAAAACTTCTTATCAACTCATCAGAGTATTCATTTGACTTAAGTTGTGAATTTTCAGCTTCAGACCAAAGATTATTAGTCAAATAGCTATTTTGAAAGTTTTTATGTTTGATATAAGTTTGTTTCTTTTCTTTATGTATTCTGCGAATAAAAGCATTCCAAGCAATCTGAGTAAAATATGCAAATGGGTTGTTAGTTTTGTCAGGGTCAAAATTATCTACTGCTGATATACAATCAATAATACCATCGCTAATCATTTCTTGTTTATATGAATAACCAGAAAAGTTTGGTTTCTTTGCAAGGTTATTACAAATTAAAAGAATAGACTGTCCGATATAATTCGGTACTTGTGGTTTGTTGATATTTTTTTCATCAGCTATTTTAATAGAATCTTTGTATTGTATCATAGCAAGATACAAAGTTTTATTGTTTATATAGTTTTTCACTTTTGCCATAATTTGACCCTTGACTAATTAATAATTAACATTATAATCACATATGTGCGGTTGATAATACTATAGATTGATAGACACTTTATATAATTTGTAATCAAATTTCTCTTCGTTATAAATCTTTATACGTTCCATAAAATGGAGTAGAGTAAAATTCTTTTTACTTTTCCAAGATAAATCATCTGAAATATCATATAGAACTGATTCTGTTTTGGTTTCAGAACGACGAAGTCCTCTACCGATCGACTGCAAATTTCTTACCCGTGATTTTGAAGGACTAGCAAATATAACATTATGCAAATTACGAATGTTAACACCTGTGGAAAAAGTTCCATAAGAAGCAACAATAATAGATGTTTTTTCTGTTTCAACGATTTTACGAATGCGCTCACGCTCTTCTCCTTCAATTCCGCCATGAATAAAGAAAACTGGATTTGTTGTTTCTTTTTTAATCAGGTCGTACAAAATTTTACCATGTTTATCAACAAATTGAAAAAGTAATAATGTATTACCTTCTAAAGATAATGCTAAATTTTTAATAAATTTATTTCTAGCTTCTGAACGAACTAGATAATCCATTTCATCTTGAAAATCTAAACGAGATACTATTTTTCTTTCTTCATCTGGATACGATAAAACGATTGCCTTAATTTTAAAATCAGCTAAATGTTTTTGCTCTATCAGTTCAGAAGTAGTAGTGACTTTTCTAACAGAACCAAAAAGACCTTCAAGGACAAGTTTATGAGTTTGAGTGCCGTCGAGAGTACCTGTGAATCCAAAGCGATATCTACAATTACTAAGCTTAGACATAATGCTAGTAAGACTCTTAGCTTTAAATAAGTGAGCTTCATCACCTATGACCACATCAAATTGTTGGAAATACTCTTTAGGAAGTTTGTAAATCGACTGCCAGGTTGAGATGGTAATTGGTTTATCTGTTTGTTTATCTTGGCCAGCAAAAATTCTATGAACGAACCGATCAGAAACA